CTTTTTGCTGCAATATCATTAATTGAAATTTTATCTGACATATGATTTAAATTTTCTAATGTTATAAGATATTAATTCTAATTGTTCGTCGTTAAGTTTAATATCTAAATTATCTGCTAATTTAGCTTTAGGTTTCTCTCCTACTAATCCATCTTCTAAGAATTTATTTCCTACCCATCCGTTAATAATTGGAGAGCTAGTATCTAAAGAGAATATTAATTTTTCCATAATCGGATTATCTTTAAATAAAGCAAATTCGATTGGATTTTGACATCCTAATAAATGGAATTTAATATTATCATAAAAACCTGGAGAGGTATTATAATACTTTTTAATCCACCATTTTAAGAATCTAAATCTTACTGTTACCCATTCTGAATCTTTAATTAAGTCAAAAGGTAAAGCAATAATATCTACTTTTTGAATAGTATATAAGTCAATACAATCTGCAATATCTTCAAAAGAATCACCTTGACATACTCCGATATATTTTAAAGTATCGTCGTCATCTCTATATTCTTTTAGATATTCAATAGCATTTGATTTAGTTCTCTCGTAATCATTAACTACATCAGGTAAAACCAGGTGGGTTGGTTTATATTCTTTAGATAAATTATATAATTCCTCAAACCCAATAGATTCACCTAATTCAAAAGCTGAATTATCTAGAATTGAGAATGGAGCAGTTTCTAATTTTTTCTTATAAAAAGCTGCATACTCTTTATCTAAATTTAATAAGTGACCTAATACGTATGGATAATCATTAATAATATCGTGAATAGGAAATAATTGTTTTGGAATCTCGTGTGATATTAGTGACATATTATTTATTATAATCGTTTAAAACTTTTTCTACTGCTGATACTACATAATGCCAAGATACAGGAACTACTTCTCCTTTATCATTAACATAAGCATAATCTACCGGATCTGGACGTCCTAATTTAATAAAGGCTTCTACTCGTTCTACTGAAGATGCTGATTTAAAATCTGAATACCATTTATTATCTGATTTGATCGGCTTGTAAGAAGTATTAGTTCTTGAATAAACTTCATCAAAATTTAAACCTAATTTTTGACATAGTTTTTCACCATCTTGTAAAATATTAAATTTATCACCTTCTAAGTATGGTGTAAAGTATCCAACTTTTTCAGAACCCCAGTTTCCTAATCTAAATGCTTCATCATCAGCATCACGGAATTCTTGACGGCAATCTGGATAAATTGCATGATCTCCAGCATGGATACCTAAAGCGATATCACAAGTTTCGCCTGTTTTCTGTGCTACAGATAATGCTACTGCTTGAGTAATTGAAGCAAATATTTTGTTACGATTAGGTACTACGGTTGCTTTCATATTATCTTCAGCATAGTGACCTTCAGGTACATCTTCGCCGCCTGATACTAAAGCTGAATCTAATAGATCAACTAATCCATTTAATTGGATTTGGCGATATCTAATGGTAGTGTATACTGTTTCTCCATTAACTTCAATAGGTTTTTCAAATGTAGAATTAATATAATCTACCAATGATTCCGCTCTTTCAAGCTCTACTCTGTGTTTTTGACCGTAATCAAATGAAATTGCTGTTACGGTATCATACTCTTTTAAGCAACGTAACAATAATGTACTTGAATCCATCCCTCCTGATAGGGATACTACAACGTGTTTTTTAGACATTATTAATTAATTTTAAATTATGCCAGGTATTATAAAGGATATAGGCAAATCCTATTTATATCTTGATTCCATAAAATAGTAAAATTCTTCCAGAGTTCCAACAAAATTTTCAAATACTTCATCATATTCTTCAGAAGATATTTTAAATACTTGTCTTACTGCTCTTTTAAATTCTAGCAATCTTTTCTTTTCGTCTTTTTCAAAGTCTTCAATAAGCCTTCTATACTTCTCCATATATAGTCCGCTCTTACTCTGAAGTTCTTCAAAGTCATTTTTATTCTTGACATTATCATTTAACTGGAGAATAGCATTTTGTGCCTGCCAGTAATAATGAGAAAAATCAAAATCTCCGTTTCTTATACGCTGTAGTAGAGGGTGATACTTAGTTAGTTCACTTTTAGAATCGTAGTTTCTCCACTATTGAAACCTGTTGTACTTTATTGGACTTAGATGAGATAATTTCTCTTCTATAAATTCTCTAGATTGAATTCTTACCATACCTAAATATAGTAAAAAATATTCTATTTTAAAACTTTATTATCCTTTTGATGTTTAGGAATATAAGGACAATGCTTACATCCATTCCCGCAGCAATAACCTCTTTGTTTATGATAAAGCTCGGTAAACACTATTTTTCCGTTTTCCAGATAATAGTGTCTACCTTGCTCGAATTCCTTCTTTTCCATTATACTATCTCACAAGCACCGCCTGCACATGCTGCTTGATCAGATAGATCTGTATTATCTTGTAATTCAACAACCTTTGTTAGATCAATAGCATGCAAGTGAGATGCTAATTCATTAAATTGTTCTTCAGTAATATCTTCGAAAGGAGCCTGAGTATAAGTTCCTCCAAAGTAAGGTAATACTGATAATCCGTTAAATGTATCTTTATTCTCCCACATCCATTCTCCTACTTTTTCCCATTCACCTTCTTGAATAGATACTGTAGCAGATACGTTATTTGTATTATTACCTTTTCTATGACCTTTCTTAACCCATTTAGTATTAAAATGCTTTACTCTTTCTAACATATCCATTACATCCTCAGATCTTAAGATAGAACCTTCCGGTGCTCTTTGAGGTACTGAAATTACAGCCTGGATAGTTGGTTTAAAGAAATCGTCTTCTACTAATTCTGGATGATTAATAGCTAGATAATTGTAGATTGCTTCGTTCTTACCTACACGAATGCGGCGGATATAATAATCATTATGCCATGCGTGAATACCTGAAGAAGTTCCTAATACTAATGAAGAGGTACCTGAAGGCTTAACTGTAGTAACGCGTGCTGCTTTATTAATTCCAATTAATGCTGCAACTCTAGCATTTTCTTCTTTAGCAATATCTGCAGATTGTTTTAAATCGTAGTTTAAAATAACTCCAGAACCGATTCCGGTCATACCTACTCCTAATAAAGCATCTTTCTCTGTTGTTTTCTTCCAGATATCTCTTAAATAATGGAAATCAGTATAAGAGGCTTGTAGAGATCCAATAAATGCTGCTGCTTTTACTCTTTCATTTAAGTCTTCTTGTGATTCAATATCAGATACATTTACTTCACATAAGTTACAAAACTGATAAGGACGTAAAGCAATCTCACAGCATGGATTAGTTCCCCAATCTTTATCATTAGAGAAATATAATCCCGGTTCACCTGACCCGCTTAATTCGATTTTCTTCCATAATTTAAAGAATTCCTCTTCGTTAATTTTATGACGGATAATAACAGCTGAGTTATTAGCTCTACCGCGTTGAGGATTTTCTTCCCACCAATTGCCGAATTTACAGGTTAACATATCTTCATCATCTAAGTTAAACAACGAAATCAATGCTGCTCTACGAATACCACCTGATAATACTGCGTCAGCTAAAAAGCAAACGATATCGTGGCATTCTAATGAAGTTAATTTATCGCCAGTTTGTTTTCTATCAAATAATTTCTGTAGTTGGAATAAGCATTCTTTTAAAGGCTCTGGACCTGGTGCTTTACCTCCTGAAGTAATTAACTGAGCTCCTTTAGGACGAATATCTCTAAAATCAAATTTAGGAAGAGGAGATCCAGTAAAATATGATTTACATAACATTCTTACTGCATCTGACCATCCTTCAATGCTATCGTTAATTAAAAATCTTTTAGTCTTGCTAGGAATTTTAATTTCAGGAAGTTTTTCAATATGATGCTGCTGAACACTAAACCCTACTCCGCAACCTGATAATAGTAAGAACATTGCTTCTGAGAATGATCTATAATCATCGATAGGTAAAAATGAACAGTTAAATATTCTAGCGTTATTTAATTCAATGGGAGTACCACCGAACTGCAAAGAACGCATTGAAGGTAATACTTTTTTATCGTAAACAAATTGGTAAGCTTTTTCTATCTCTTCTTTTAAGTCTGGGAACTTGGAGATATGCATGTTTTTATTGCGGGTAGTAATCTCATCCCACGTTTCTCTTCTTTGTAAATCTTTGTTAAATCTAGCATACTTCATGTATACTGTAATGTCGCTTAATACTTCTTGTGTTACATCCATTGGTTTAAAAAATTAAAATATAAAAGATAGTTATCCCAGACCTAGTTTCCTAAGTTTAAAAAAAATTACTAAAAAAGTTAGTTATCTAATTGATTGCTCAAAGCTTTGTTCAAGATAGCTTTGATCGGTTGCAGCATTTGGAGCTGGTGCTAGATTAGATTGATTTAATGGATCAATCTGACTTATAACCTGACCCTTTCCTGCGGTAGCAATTAAAGTATTGTCATAGTTGGTAATATTAACTCTATTGGTAAAAATTCCACCATTATTGTTTTTACTACTTAACTGACTTTGGGTTTCTTGATTTAAAATTGCCATAAATTCTTTATTTTAAATAAATATCAAACCCTTACTAAAGCCCACCCAATTCAAAAAACTTTTTACTTAATAATTCTCTTTCGTCTTTATTGAAGTTTCCAGGCCTTGTTTGCTGTTCACTTCCTTGCTCAATATTTGATTCATCAAATACTGAATTATCGATAACAATTTTACCGATTGTTGTATCTAATAAAGCTCCATATGACATTCCATCGATTCCATATCTATTTTTCATAATGTGGAATCTACCTGTACCGTTAACTTTATCCTGACGTTTTCTAGATAAAGACATTGCAAAATCTGCAATCATTATTTTATCATATGATCCAGCTGCTTTATCTCCTTCAATAATATCATCTTTAGCACCTGCTCTATTTACCTGAGATACAGTCCATATTGGAATATGTAATTCTCTTGCTAGAGCTTTTGCTGATGAATATACATCATCAATTTCGTCTTTTCTTTCAATACTTTTGCGATTAGATTTTAATAAATCTAGATAGTCAATAATAATTAAATCAGGTTTAATTCCTAAATCAGTACATTTTTGAACGTGAGCTTCAATAGTAGATACAGAAGCTTTTTTCATAGGATATTCCTTAATAATAAGATTACCAGGTAAATCACTGATAGTCTGCTCTAATGTTCCTCTATCTAATTCTAATCTATCAATAGGTATTCCGGAAAAGGTAGCATCGTATCTTTTACCTACATAAGCTTCTGATAATTCTAAAGTATAATGCAATACATTATATCCTAGTTTAATAGCATTTACTCCTAATGCAGTTAAGCACCATGATTTACCTCCTCCAGGATTACCGAATATTAATCCTAAATCTCCGTTTCCTAATCCTCCTTGAAGTAATTCATCAATATGATCCCATCCTGTTGGTATAGCGTTACGTTCTTCTGTACGATATCGTGTTTCTATATCATTAACATACTCATGGCCAATATTTTTATCTTGTCCAGATTTTAAGGCTGAATCGATGATTCTTCTAATATCATCATACATTCCGTTTCCTAATAAATCTACTGAGGTTAATAATGCTTTCTTTAATTGCTGATTTTTACAGAAGTTAGCAAACTCCTGCTCGATATATTCTTGATCTTCATTAATAGTTTTAAAAGCTTCTTTTAGCTGCTCAATTACAGATACTTTTAAAACTTCATTATTAATCTTTTTAACCTGAATTTGTAAAGAATCTAACGTTGCTACAGTATGATATTTTTGATAATACCTTAAAATTTCCTCTACTAACCATTTATGAGCAGGATTATCAAAGTATTCAGGATCTAAAACATCGTTTATATTCTGTAGAAATTGCTTATGCTTTAATAATGATGATAATACTTTTATTTGAAAACTCGATCCGTACGCCGATAACTGATTTAACGCTGTCATATCCTTAATTTAGTAACTTTTATTGTAAAAACAACTATTTGTTTTTAATATTTTTTAAGTAATCAAAAACATCAAATAACCACATTGATGTATTAGGAATTGAATTACCTAAATTATCCTCATTATACATTTCTAAGAAGGATTGTCTGTTTAATGTTTTGCTTGGGTCTGCCACAATCTTTTCGATAACTACTATATCTTCTTCAGGCACATTGGGGTTATGGAGATCCATTAGCTTTTCATTAATCTCTAATTGATTACGGAAGTTATATACTGACTGATATGCTTTCTTTTCACCAGCCTTATTTAAACTCATATCAATTATTTCTTTTAGAGGAACTTTACGCTCTTCTTGTAATTGAGGAAATAGTTTTATAGCTCCTTTCGGACCTAATCCTCTAACTCCGGGAACATTATCAGAAGGATCTCCTAATAGTACTTTATAGTTAAGATAATTAATCGCTGGTACTTTTAGTTCTTCTTTAACTTCTTTGGGAGTATAGAATTTCTTTTTAACTGGAGAGTATACAGTTACTCTATCTGATACTAATTGAATATAATCTTTATCGGAAGACATAATATGTACTTCTCCTTCTAAAGTATTTGCTAAATATCCAATAACATCATCTGCTTCAATCTTATCTATACATAAAAGATCTACCGGAAGGCATTTTAAATAATCGATTAATCTAACGATTTGATTAGTAATTGATTCTGCTTCTTCTTCTCTGGTTTCAAAACCTTCCCAGTTAGTAATTTTATTAAGCTTACGATTTGCTTTATATTCAGGATAAAGGTACTGCTTATTAGTAGAACCTCCTAATCCATCAAATACTAAAATTACTCTGGTTGGTTTGATAAGCTTGATTGCAAAGCCTATAGATTTTAAATAACCGGTTAATCCACCGATATGATTGCCCTGCTGATTAATATGATTAATCATTACAAAGCTTCTCAGGAAAGTATTAAGAGAATCAACAAGGAGGACCTTGTCATTAGTATGCAAGGCCTCCTGTTTGGATTCTTTTAAACTATCAAAAATTGCTCTAAAGTCCTTATTCATCTGAATTGTCAAAAATATCTCTAATATCTTCTTTCATCTCTGATTCGATCACTACTTCGAAATCTCCTCCACCGAGTATTTTTAACCACTCATCTGAATGTTCTTTTTTGTATTTATCTAAAGCTTTTTTATCATCCTGAATAAAACCGTGAGGAGTCATAATGATATTACCTTTAGTATCTACTCCTGAGATGTGATTCTTTTCTACGTGGACTTTAGTACGTTTAGCAAACGTTACATCCTTACCTCCTTTAATCGCTTTGATCTTAGAAGTGCCTTGGTTTGTAATATTACCAAAAGTAATAATTATCGTAGCATCAAACCACATCGTATCACCGCCCTTATTCTTCATCCTTGGCTGCTCCATCGGCATATTAGGTTTTGCAACCCACACCTTATTAATAGCAACTAAAGTATTAGTATAAGGTGAATTAGATTTTCTAGATAATAGAATACGCTGATTGATAAAGTTACCGAATTGAACCGACATTGCACCTGCATTCCACTCATTATTATTAGATGATTTCTCTACTGACATCTTACAAGGTACTGAACCTATTGAATCCCAGAAGAAGCATAAATCATAAGGTAAGTTACCTTTTTTCTGCTCATCTAATAAATCATTAATAAATGCTGCAACATCTTCAATAGTAGTCATGCTGCTTCTATCAGTATAAATGAAGAATCCTTTATAATCGGTTACTTCACCTGTTGATTCGTCAACAACATCTTCTACTTCAAGTCCCATCATCTTAGCATGTTCCCAAGACCATTTCATCTCAGTAATAATGAATACTGGTAGGATGCCCATTTTCTGAGCATTTACTGCTGCTTCTAATAAAGCAGTAGTTTTACCAGTATCTGAGTGACCTCTTAGTAAGGTAATATGCCCCTGAGGAATACCTGGAACTGATACAGCTTCTCTAAAAGCGTTGGATAAAGGTATCCAAGCTTGTTCTTTAAATTTAACACTTGCACCTCCTAGGTTTTTACCTTTTTTAAATTTATCTAAATCATGCTTACCGTTTATCGCACTCGATACACTAGCATTCAAAGATTCGCTTTTTAATTTTGCCATATTTACAATTAGTTATTTTCCCATGGTAGATCTGAAGGCTCATCTCCTTCAGCATTATCTGAAACGTCATTGAATAATTTATCAAATTCATCATCAACGTTTTTCTTTGCAGCAATCGAATATTTACCTGCTCCTGCACTAACTACTTCAGGAGTAGATTCTTTTACTGGTGCTGGAGCTTGTGGAGTTTCTCCTGCTTCCTCACTTGGGTTTAACCATTGTAATAAAGCCTCTTTCATCTCGTCGTAAGTATACTTTTTGAAGATAGCTAAAGGCTCTGGTTGTTTTTCTAACCATTCTTGAACTTCTTGTGCGTTACTAGATAAAGGAGTAATCTTAGTACGAACGCGAACTGAGGTTTTGTTATATGCACGACCTGATTGATCTGGACCAACAGTATCGATAGTTAAATCACGACCTTCAACTGGATCAGTAAAATCACCTACATCTTCGTCTTCTAAGATCGCTAATAACTCCATATATACCTCCTTTCCGAACTCCCATAAACGCACTCCTTTTTCTTCTTCACCTCTTACTACTACAGGTGCGAAGACGCGCATCTTAGGTTGCAGTTTTTTAGCTAACTGCCAGTTTTCCTTATCATTAGTTTTGCTAATTTGAGTAGCAAATTCTACGATAGGATCTTTCTCTTCAAAATTAACTAAAGAGATCATAGTACGGCTGCCTACTCCGTAGTGGAAAAAGATTTCCTTGAAAGGCCATTGTTTGTTGTAAGCAGAAGGAACCATTCGTACTGAATGCTTACCAATTGCTGGTTTCCAGATAATTTCAGAAAGTTTATTTCCGCTACCACCTGGTTTTTGCTGCAATGCAGCGAGCTTGTTTTTGATTAAGTTTAAATCCATTTTCGTAACTTTTAATTAATACTAATGCCATAATATAGTAAAAAATACTATAGGTTCCAACTTTTTTTGAAAAAAGTTAAGCTGAGATGATTCTGTTGATCTTGGTTTGGAGTTTTCTTAGATCAGATCCTTGAGTTAATAGAATAGTATTTTTGAAGTCATTCCATTCTATTTTATAATTCGGATCAACAACACCTTCATTTAATTCTTTGATTAAAAGATTTAAAGCGTTTATAGTATAAAGGGTGTTGCTTTCTTTTTTACGATGTAATAATATCGTATTAGGAATAATTTTTGAATTAGAGTTATTCGGGTCGATATTATAAGTACACATTAGCTCGTCACTATCCTTAGCCTCTAAAATAAAAATTTTATTATATAGAATAGAATAATGTGATTTAATAGTATTTAGAGTATCTTCTAGACCTTCTTCTGAAGTAAAAGTACAGAATAACTTATTCATTATATCTTGTAACGTATAGTTGTTGTTATTTATCATAAATAGTTCGTTTTCACTAAAGACTCGTAATTCTTACCGTATTTAATTTTTGCTGTTAGATTATGTTTATTAATAATTTCTTTAACTCCTACCAAAACATCTTTTTTATCTTCTACTGAGAAGTCGATTAAGAATGAGTCATATACGATTAAAGATATAAAGCTTTTTTTATTTTCTAATAATTTATTAAGTTCTTTTAATATAATAATATTACTTTTAGTTTCCAAATTTTGTATAGCATAATTGAATAATTTTTGCGGATAAAAGTTCTCCATTTTATCCTTATGCAATATTCTTCCGGTAGGTAATTTTATATATCCTTCAGTATTATATTTATCCCACATTAATTTAATAAATCCCTTAATCTTCTGAAAGAACTCTATGCTTTCATATTCTTTATCAATTCCTCCGTATATCTGCTTAAATGTAATTGCTTTAGATTGCTGATATTCTTCTTCTGATATTTCTTCTTTATTAAAATAATATCTTCCTAAAATATTATGAATAGAATCGTTATTATCTAATTTAAATCCTATTAAGTTAGCAATTAATCTTAAGTGATATCCATCAAAGTCAAATTCAATAAACATATCGTTTAATGGATAAAAACTTTCTCTACATCCATTATCCTTATTTAACGCCAGAAAATTAATGTTATTAAATTTATTAGTAGGTCTTCCAGTAAGATTATATAAATTATAGTAGGTGTATATTAGATTATCCTGAATAGAATAAGGTCTCCAATTAGGTTCGAAATGCTTATCTAATACTTTTTGATCTACTAATAATCCTTTTTCTTCTACTTTTTTATATTCAGATACTAAATCATCTAATAAAGTATTTTCGTTTTCTTTTCCAATATAATCTTTTACCAAATCATACAAGCATTCACATTTTTCATAATGCTTAGATATAGGAATAATTTTATTAAGATTTGAATCTGGATAATATTTTCTATAGTAATCTCTATGAACTAGAGTATCGCATTCTAGATCAATTAATTTATTTTCCTGATCAAGAATAGTAAAATTTATATCAATAAGATTATTTGAAGGAATAAAGTAAGAATGAAATTTTTTATCTAAACAATATAATTTATTATGCTTTGATAAAAATTCTATAACGTCTTCTTTTTCCAGAGAAAACGCTTCACTATGGTCAATGGGTAAAATATAACCTTTATCGCTATTCTTATAATATAATAAGCATATATCATTAATAGCAGGATGAAAATTACTATTGCCAGATATAAGTTGGATAAAAGATTTTTCATCTGTATGAAGTTGTAATAATTGCTCTCTTGTCTCTACTATGTAAAACATATAACCTTAATTTGTTTATAAGATAGGAAATTACTTTCATAAAATCAACTTTGAGTTGGTCTAGCGTATTTATCGTATTTATCTCCTATATATTCAATTAGTCCTCTAAAGTTTTTATCTTTTTCTTCTACTAATCTTTTATTTGTATCTATAATTCCGGCAACTTTATATTGTCTATTCTCTCTAGTATCCCTTAAAGGACCAGTTAATTGCCAAAATAAATCTGTTACTTGATAAGTAATATAATCATATTCACTATCTTCTCTTAATAATGAATCATAAGTTTCTTTATTTATTTCTATTACAAATCCAATTTCATTTCTTTTTTTAGCAAAATATCTCATTATAAATCCTCTCTGATAATCCTGATCTGTAGGCTTTGGGTAGAAAAGAATTGGTGTAAGAAAAGTTTGTGTATTTTGGATGTTAGGATTATTAAGGTATTGTTTAGTAAAATCATTTAAAGCTAGTCCTCCACCGTTATTTATTAAGGTAGGAAATTCTTCTGAAGATATTGTAGATTTTGGAGTAAGTTCTTTAGATGAACCTTCAATTGGGTTCTTACCTGCATAAACTTTTCCGTTATATGTCATATAATAAGCTCCTGTATATGATTTACCATTAACAAAATACTCATTACCCTTAGTATAAAGATTAGTAGTTATTCTATTTTTAGGAAAATACTTTATCATAATTATGCATTAAATTTTAAACCAGCTGGTAATTTAATATTGAATTTTTTAGCACAATAGGTTCTAAAATCTCCTTTAGTTAATGGTTGACCAGGTGTTTTACCTGCTGCTATTGCAATACCGGCATTCTGTTTTGATATTTTTTCTGCAGATACTTTACTTGTTCGAGCTATAGCACTATCAGATAATCCTGCAAATGCAGGGAAGAATACTAATAAATACAATCCAAAGAATGATCCTCTTTCTTGTTGTGTTAGCTTTCTAACAGGTGCATTTGAAAAATATTCATCAGCCATTTCTAATTGCTGTAATGGAGATAGTCTTAGTATTTGCTCTAAACTAGTTACACCATAGCTTCTAGTTGTTCTATAATTTAATACTCCGGAAGCTATAGTCCACTGCATTATTCCGGCAGCAATTAATCTTCCTTCTTGTCTATTAGCTGCTGTAGTTGATATGCCAGATTCAGCATGGAAGCATTTTAGTACATCTTCTGGTTTAAATCCATACTTTGCAGCTAATCTACCTACTCTATTTAAAAATTCTTGATTTTTTAATAAAGTATTAGCTCCAATCGGTACTGGTGGACCTGAAGGAACTTCACTATAACTTCCTCTTGGAGGAGCACCGCCTGCACCAACACTTGTCTCTCCAAATTCACTACTTGTTACATTTACTGGATTAAGTAGGTTGATCATTTGACCTCTAATACTAGTTGTCCATTGATTATTATCTATAGAATGATTTAATCCAGCAATCGCAAAACCTACTCTAGTGTTTCCTTGCTCGTCTAGATACTGTTTAGGCAATACATCGTTAGGAATAGTAAATCCTTCTAATAATGAAAGTCCGCTAATTCCATCTAAACTTAAATTAACACTAATAGGTAATACTGCTCTAGATTTAGTAGAATTTCTACTTGCTTTTAATTTATTAGCAGCAGTAGAATAATAATTTTTAGCTATATCTACATTAGCTTTATTATAATTTTGTTTATTATATATTGTTATTAGGTGATCATTAAATATTTCAGCTGAGCTTTCATCTGCAGTAGATTTTTCTGTCTTTTTATCAGGATTTGCAGATTCTTCTTTAGCTGGCATTATCCTGTCGATTAATTTTACATTTAAATTACCAAATGCTGAAGAATCAGTATTTAATGCCCCAAAATTACCTGCCTGAGCACCTATGGCTATTTGACGGCTCATTGCAGTGCTTACCTCGGTTTTAATATTTAAAGATCTTATAATAGAAGTTCTACCAAATACTGGAAGTCCTATAGGTAATAACGCACCTGATGAGTCTTCTAAAGGATTTTTAGGATCAGGTTTACCGTTTATCAATGTTTGATCTAATGGTGGAGCTATTACTTGATCATCATAAATTCTAACAGTATTGCCGTCATCATAATAACCTACTCTAAATTTATTAATATTTCCTAAAGATTTATTAATATCTTCCATTAATATTTCTAAGAATGATCTTAAATAAACATCAGAATTAGGATTACTACTAGCTTGAGACTGTAATAAATTTATAACATAATCAATGTTTACTCCTAAGTTCATTAACTTAGCTCTAGATTCTTTAACTCCAGATCCTTCATTAAAGTCTGTTTTAATAAATCTAGAAACGTTATCTAAGCTTACTTGAAATTTATTTGCATCACCTAATTTAATATTAGGGAATAACGCATCATATCCTTCTTGACTAATATTTACTTGAACCAAACAAACTCCTGGGTCAACAGAGAAATGATATTTAGTAGTTAAACAGAAGTTAGTTTCTGGATTAAAATCTAGATATACTATTGGTTTTTTAACTTGTTTAGCAGTTGTATTTTCAGTTCCTGACGGATTATCTTGAGTATCTGTTTCGTATAATAAACTAGAATTGTTAATATAATATAATAATAGTCCTAGTTTAATATAGGTAAACTTTGAAGTAGTTCCTTGACCATCAATATCAATAATGCCAGAAATATAAGCTGTAAATAATTTATCAAAGTTTACATCAGGAACTTTATTTGTAAATTCTATTTCTCCAGATAATAATTCACTATTAAAACCTTTTCTAATATATGCTCCTAAAACATCTTCTTTTGATAATAATGTTAATTCTTTAGATGTTTGAGGTAAAATATTTCCTGCAGTTTTAATTCTAGTAGTATCTAATACACCATTCTTTAATTGATTTTCTATAAACTCTTTTAAGTTTACTTCACCTCCACTTGTGCTTCCTAATTCATTAGCTTTATCTCTTAATTCTATTAAGAATTTATCGATATTAGACATTACCACTTTAGGTAATGTATCTTGAGGAACATCTAATGCATTTTGTGCTGCATCAGGATCAACATTAGAAGGATTAATTATTTTTTGTAAATCAAATACATAGTTTACTGATGCAATATTAAACGGACCATATCCGCTAGCTTTTATAGTATTAAAATTATTTGATGCTAAAGAAGTAATATCATTTTCTAATTTAGTAATACTTAAAGCGTCTCTTGCTTGTAAACTATCTTTGGAAATTTCTAAACTTGTGTAAAGTTCTTGTATTGCTTTTTCTAATACTTGAACTCTTGCTCCTCCTCTATTTCCAGTTTGTTTATCTGTTATTTTAAAATTAGCCGATATATTTAAAGTATTATCTTTTTGAACCGGAATAACATCAGATACAGTTACAGTAATTCCTTTAGTTTTTTCATTATCACCTACTGTCTGTCTTTTTGATGTATCATTAAATTGAGTAGTAAGATATTTGTAATAAAATTCTCTTAAAACTGGCTGAGTAATATTTTTAGCATCTTTATCATAATTAGATAGTTCTGCTTGTGATATTATTGTTAAATTTATATATTTTAGATCTGATCTAGGAACTGTTATTTCTACTTCTATAGATGCACAAGTTGCTGTATCTAAAGGATCTTTATTTTCTCCAGTAAAATATTCAAACTCTTCTTTTTCTTTAAGAGTAAATCTCTGGATAAAAGAAATTGTATCTTGATCTTTAAATTTAGTTAAAGTTGGTATAAATCCATCACCTATTTGTGCAATAAAATCTATTTGAGTAAAATCTCTATTAATATAATCTCCTGAATTATCTTTTAGTGCTAAATATTGTTTACCATTTTCTGTTACTCTAACTAAAGACAGATTAGTTCTACCAAATGCTAATTTTTGTGTATTAGGATCTATTCCTACTATTTTTTGGTTATCATCTGTTATAAAGGAATATTGTATTAATACAGGTTTATTTGTAAAAGCATAATTCCAATTAAAAATAATTGGGTCTGACCCTATTACTATTTTTCTTCCTTCGTTTGGATATAAAATAAATTTATTATCTTTTGTAACAAAAGGATCTTTAGGATATTGCTGAGGTGCAGGAGTAGTTCCTGCTGCTTGAACAACATTATTATTAGAAGATTGTGCGGCTGCCTGATATGCATCTCCAGGCATACTATAAGATTGATTAATTTTTAAAGAATCAATTACACTTCCTAGACCTGTTAATTTAACATTACAATCGTATCCCCCATCTGATGTTTGGTTCCATTCATAGTTAGATATTAAACCATACATTCCGTCATAGTTACCGGAAGTCTCTATTCTTTTTTCATTAATTTTTCTAACTATTCCTTCCTTAGTTTTTAAAGTTTCATCTTTAGTATTAAAAATATCTAAAGGAAAAATTAAATTCTGTAGTTTTTTAGTTTTATTATCTATATATGAAGTATGTCCCCATTCAATCAAGCAAGAATACCCTAATCTAAAATAAAGAGTGTCTATAATATCTAATTGCTCTCTATTCCAAACCTTAAATTTAATATTAGCTATTCTTAAAGATCCAGCTGTTCCGGCATGCTCTATGGTAGCTGAAGTAATACCTGGCATTGGTCTGAAACCTTGCTGACTAGTTCCTCCTAATCCATATGCTGAATTATTAGTTATATTTACAGGATTTGATAATTCTATGCCGGATCTAAGATTATTTTTGGTATATATTCCTTGATCATCAGGAGTATAATAAGATGTTCCTCCCATTAATACCCAATTTCTAGCTAATTCATCACTAGATTGACCAATAGGATCTACTACGCTAACAAAAGAAGCCATTCTAATCCAGCAATTTTTATTAGCTAGATACATAACTTGATCTTCGTTTCTATCAAACGTAGAACTTTGATATGCCCTAGTAAAAATTTGATCTTTTACATATCTTTTGAAAGGGACTCCAACTATATTGGTAATCTTTTCACTCATAACTATCTATTTTGATTTATATTATTATACAAATTAATAACATTTTGTATATTGGTTGGGATTCTAAGCTGAGAGCCTGGTTCTGGGACTAATGAGTCTCCAGTTAAATTATTTGCACATGCTATTATCCAGTATAAAGTAGAATCTCCATAAAAATCCTGTGCTAGAACATCTAATCTATCTGTAATAGTAGTAATTATATATACATCATTTATATCTGCAGGAATGTCAGGGTAGATATTATTAGCATAAAATCTTTTACCTTGATCGTTCTTTAATATTTTAATATATTGATATCTACTTGACATATTATTTACCTGTTAATCTAGATCTTACGTAATTCGGATCAGGAGTACTTACAACATTTTGTTGTACTTTATTATACTTAGCTACCACTTTAGTTTTATCTTGAACTGCTGTTATTTGCTGCTGTCTTGGAATACCAGAAGTTCTACCTGTTGATGCCTGAGCATTTACAGTCGATTGTCTTCTAGTTGAATTTGTTCTAGTTTGAACTGTTGCTACTTGAGCCTGAGCATTAGTAGGTCTATTGATATTATTAGTAGGTAATGTTGTAGGAGTATTGATTGTATTATTTTGAGTTACTCCAACAGATGATGCATTACTAATACTTTCTGCATTAGGTCTTATTTTATCATATTGATTTATTAATGGAGTAATAGAACCGTTTTTGCTAAATTTAGATTTTTCAGGTAAGAAATTATGTATTGGAGTAAATTCACAATCTACTTTAATAACTTGAGGCAGTTGTGCAACTGTAGTGTCTCCTTTTTCTAATTTAATTTCCCATGGGTAATCAGCCTCAATACTTAAATTAGCAGAGTTTAAAAATCCAGGCTGTCTGTAAATATAATCACCTATAGTCATTCTTATAACAGGTGTTCTCATAAAACTATTATCTCCATAATCAGGATATATTTGTGAGATAAATATATTTAATTTATCATACAAAGGCAATAGTTCTTGTCTAGTTTGTGCAGCAACTAAGAATCCAAAATTTATTTTTCTAGTAAATCCATCATAAGCATAAAAAGTTTCTCCTCTACCTACATATTTTACTTCATTATAAGCTGCATTATGAACATCACTAAAAGAATCTAAAAATGCTCTAAATTGAACAAAAGTACTGGTAGTTGGATCATCATAATTTATAGCTTCAAATCCGAACTTAATAATATCTATATCTTCATATGATACTCCAGGAATAGCGAATCCTTGTTGCCAAGGATCAGTTCCTGCAAGAGTGTTAAATGCAGGGTTAGCATTTACTATATCTAATCCATATTCTGAGTTATCTAGATAGTTTACTCTTGGTCTATCTACTGAACCAGGTGCTCCTATTTTTAATCTATTTTCTACACTATTCAGTTCATAATCTGATGATATAATGCCTGGTATAATGCTTCTAAAATCTGCTTTTATTTTTCCTCTTATATTTTCTGTTCCAAGTTCGCTAATTTGAGCGTAACTTAAAACATTTACACCAGCATTTACATCACCTTTAGTAATATCTATATCAGATTGATCAGTATATACTGTTCTTTCTATAGTAGTAAATCCTCTACCTCCTAATGAATCAGGACCTCCTTGATATTCAAATAATAAGTTATTAGAAGTAGATACTCCTAAATTACTAAAATTATTAAAATTAAGGAAAGGATCTTGCTGTATTTTAGATCTTAATAAGAAAACTAATCTATTTAAGTCTTCGCTTTTATTTTTAACAGTATAGAAATAACTTAATTGGTAAGGATTAACAGGAACATTTCCATGTCTATCATAATGAAATCCAGATCCTTGTACTCCTACTTGTTTTAAAGTATTTGCTCCGTTGTTATATATTCTAGTATATTCTATTCCTCCTTGGGCAAGTCTTCCAACCTGCTGGTTAAAAGGCTGAGCGGCTTCTCCTGCTTCTATTTTAGGATTAGCAAATTGTAATTCTTTTTGTTTAATTAAAAAGATATTACCTTTTGAAGTTTTTAAAAAGCTTTGAATTCTTCTTCTATCAATTTCTGCTGCTTGAGGAACAGTGGGTCCGGTTAATGAAATATTAAGACTGCTTCCTCCTCTTAAAGGATAATCATTACCTGTTCTATTTAATTCATAATAGTTTTTAGTATCAGGAGATGCATTCTCCGGTAAAGGAAATTGAACTAAAGGAGTTTGACTACTATCTCCATATGAAATAGATTTTTGAGTAAAGTTTCCTTGACCGCTATAGTAGAAAAATTTTGGATCGTTATTTAATAAATCAATTAATGCCATTTTATTATCTTAAAGGTCTTGGTCCTAAACTACTTGCTGATGGAGTTAATGATGCATTTCTTGCAACTGCAGTAGCAATAGGAGCTCCATCTATACTTAATGACATAACTTTACCTTGTCTTGTTTCTGATAGAAGCTGTTTTAGTAAATCTACCATTTCATCTGTTCTACCTAATCTTGTTCCACCTTCTATAGTTACTCCGTTAGTAGATATTGTATCTTGAGGCAATGGTTTTAATACGAAGTCACCAACTGCTTGCTCACCTTGTATTACTTTTCCGGAACCCATACTAGATGTTCCTCTAATTCTATCACCAATATTGGAGTTTTCTATTTTATCTATAAGATCATTATCTATACTACCGAAAGAAATAAAGTCTGCTACATTTAAAATTGCTGCTGTAATCTGCACTACTATGTCAGCAACATCGGCGAATCCTTCTCTTAAAGTAGATATTAAAGCCTTTACGTTATCTGGATTAGTTAAATAATCAATTGCGTTTGTAATATATTCTACTATTCCTGAATTAACAATAAATCCTTGAATTGAAGATTTGACTTTTTCTATTAATTCAGCAATTTTTTCTTGTGCTGATAATTGGGTTAGATTTTGATATGCACCTTCACCTAATGCTTCATTTATTTCTTCTTCAGTTTTATATTTTGCTAATGCTAACTCTAATCTTTTTTGAGCATTATCTGTATCTTTTGCTCCAAGTTTAGTTAGCATTTCTTGATTTTTAAGAGTATCAGCTAAATCCTCTCTCGTCATACCAACAGACTTAGCAATAGCTTCTTGCTGAATCCTATTCATTTCTAAGAATTCGTTAGCTGAACCGAATTGCTTAGATATTTCCATTGCAACTCCTGCTGTATCTCCTTCTAATGCTAATTGCTGAGCTCTTGAAAGATTAATATCTTTACCTGTTAGTAACTGTGCTTCTAATTGATTTTGTATTGCTGATTCAAAATCTAATAAAGACCCTGCTATTTGATCAACTTTAGCAAGATCCATTCCTAAAGCCTTAGTAATAGTTAAAGATTTAGCTAATTTATCCGGATATTTTGCAAATTGTAATCCTAATACTCCACCTAATTTACTTGCCTCACCTATAATTTGCTTATAGTTAAATGAAATTCCAGTTGCTTGTTTTAACCCTTCTACTTGAGCTAATACTCCAGTTACTACTTCTTTTTGAGATTTACCTGATATGATGGACGCCTGAGCTAAAGATCCCATCTCTTCAGTAGATAACCCCATTATTTTCTTTAACTCGATCTGCGTTTCTAGCATTTCTGCAGTAAGAATATTATTTACTCCTAATTGCTGAGATAGATCGGTTTGAACTTCCATTAAATTTGCTGTTGTAGTAAGCAATTTTCCGGATGATTCCTGTATTCTAGTGAAGTTTTTATATACTTCGTACGATTCTTGTTTAGAAAAACCTAAATTTCTACCGAATTTTATAATTTTATCATCTATTTCTAGAACAAATTCTACTAATGACTTAAATCCACTTAATAATCCTCCTATCAAACCTCCTATACCCGGTAGCATCTTCATCATATCTAGACTTTTATCTATTAATGATCCAAGACCTTCACCTTTTCCTGTTAATGCACCCATAGCTCCTTTAACAAGTGGACTACCAACTTCACTATATGCTTTTAATCTAGCGCTAAGAGTTAGTTGATCTTTCGCATCTTTTAGACCTTGTTTTCGGGCTTCAGCAATTTTTAATGCAGCTGCATATTCAAGCTCTTCTACATTTAAACTTTTTTCCTGAAGAGATATTTGATTTTCTAGATCAGAAATAAGTTTATCTGCATTTTGTATTTGATTTGCATTTCCAGATTTTACAGCAGCATGATATAACTGTTCGGCTTTAATTTTTTTATTAATATTATTAACTAAAGATTCAGCATTAGCTTTTGATTGATCACTTATGTTTTTTGATAAATCATTTAAATTTTGCTGAGCTATTTTTTCTTTCTTTTTAGCTTCTAATATTTGATCGTTTATTTTTTTATAGGATAATTGACCGCTAGCACTATCTGAAATGTAGTTGTTTTGTTTTTCAAGTTCTTTATTTAATCTTTGAAGACTACTTACAGAATTAGCAACTAAATCATTATAGTCTCCTTGATCTTTAAGAGCTTCTTTTAATGATTTTACAAGTTCTTTAGAACTAGCTAGTTGATTTTTTTGTGGATCGTCGGCCATATACTAATTTATATTATATAAATATCCTATTATTTAAGATTTTAAATTAGTACTATAAGTAGGCTTTTGAGGAATATTA